CATTAACATGCCAGTTTCTAATTGTTTCAGCGTCAACATCCATGCTCGGCTTGGTAGCCGAGCAATGGATAACAATATAGTCTGTGCTTGCTCTTGGTTCCATTACGCTATTATTGCGATAATTATAATTACAACAACTGCTGCAATAGCTATTTTTTTCTTTTTATCGAGTGCCATTACCCAGTCTTTAATTGCTTTTAGCTTATCCATATAACCTCCTGGTTAGTAATTATTGAAATAAGACCTGCCAGGAACAGCGCTAAAACTAGCTCTGTCTCTGTCTTCATCCATTGCTCTTTTAAACTCTTCGTCATAAACAGCTTTTAATAAAGAAACTCTGTCAGGCGCTTTTTTCATCGCCAGATAATAAGCCATTCCTGCTGTCAGACAAGGTAAAAATCTAAATGGTACGTTTGCATTATCCGAAGGAACATCAATATCATCTAATCTCTTTAAAAAATAATATCTTACACTGTATGTTGATAGGTCAGGTGTTGGATATAAAAACAAAGTGGGAGTTGTTGTTCGTTCAAAATAAAACTGTGACGGTTTTCCCTCCGATGATTTATTAGGGAGCATGTGATAATCTGCTCTACTAATTCTTGTTAACGTGGTATCCAGATTATTAGCGTCTCTTAAATTAACTTCTAGTATATCAATAATATTTGTATCTAAATCATAATCATTGTCACTAGCTGTTGTTGATTGTGTCCCAAGAGATACAGTCCATAAGTTTAATCCTCTGTTGGCCCACTCAGACATAAGAATGTTCATGGTACGAACAGCCGTGCGCAAATCTTTACCACTAATCTCTTGTAAACCACATCTCTCGTAGGCTTCTTGAATAACCTCTGCGGCTTCCAGATTAAAATCTGTAGATCCCGATACAGCCATCTATTGCTCCTTAGTTATAATATGCAACTACAAAATCGCAGTTGGTCACATCAACAAAAGCTGCAGTTTCAAATCTTACGCCATCACCGTCAAAGTTTACAACTAATGCTTGATTAGCAGCTGTTCCAAACTTGTGATGAATTTTAATCACGCCTGCAGCAGAAGTATTGTCGTATATTTTAACTTCAGCGTCTGCAGCGCTTGCCTGCATTTGTATTGTTTTAATTCTAATAGGCCCAAGATTAGCGGCTGAACCACCAATAAAACCTTGTAATCTACCGTCACTTGATAATGCCACTGATGCTTTTACATCTGCCATAATTTTATTCTCCTAAAACTGTGGGCCCGAAGGCCCACATTAATTATTAAAATACTGAGTATTCTAATTCCACTGTAAATCTTCCAGCCGTTATATCAGCGTTTACCGCTGTGGTAGCAAAAGCATATAAGTTTTTGCTAGCGATCGCCGCTGTAATGTTTGGAACAAATATATGATAGTTACCAGCACTGTTGTTAAAGTTTACATCAATCTCTGTGATTGATTGTGTAGCACTTAACTGTTCGTTAAAAGATGTTACACCAGCACCAACGATTTCAGTTCCAGAAGCAACAGCCGAGTTAGTAGCTGTGCCAGAAGTTGCACTTAATGATAAACCACCAGCAAGAGTTTCACCTGCTGCTGTTGTGATTCCTATTAATGCTCTGTGAATGAAAAATTTAGTGGGTGTTACTAAACCATCAGGTGCGTCTGTGTTTAATGCACCAAGCTCTACAAGAACATCACCATCTCCATAAGCAGTGGATGCTGCGTTTGTTGATGCTAGTGTTCCAGCGAAAGACTGTATCTTTCTAGTTCCCATTGATATCAGTTGTCCAGTTGAATTAACTGAAAAACCAGTTTCTGTGACCACGCCAGTAGAAGCTGCCTTGTTGATTACGTTAAAGCCGCCTTCCGATCTGACCGGACCGCTAAAAGTCGAATTTGCCATATTGGTCTCCTTTTCCGCCAGTACAGTCTGAGACATTGTCTACTGCACAAGTCCATACTGACTATTTATAAGTATGCAGTGTTTACAATATACGCTTTTAGATAAGGGTTTGCAAATAAAAAGGGCGACCGAAGCCGCCCTTTAAATCGTTTATTTGCTTGAGGATTAAGCTCCTTCAGAAGCAAACATACCACGCCAGTCAGAGAAGCCGAAGCTATATCTTTCCCTAGCTTTGTATTTAACGTTACCAGTTTCAAAGTCACCTTCCATAGAAGTAGCCACAGGTGCTCTTTGAAAGTGTTTCATTCCATTAGGCACATCCGTCTTAATGAAGAATGCATCTGTGTCAGTTAAGTAGTTGTTCACTACATAACCTTCAGGAATCATACCCATGTTTCTGATAGCGTTAATATCGTTATCAGATGTAGCTGTTCTTCCAGCAGAGTTCATCAGTCTGTCAGCTGTAAATTGTAAAGCTGATGGAATGATCATCTTACGTGCTTTCGCAGCAACTTTTAGACCTCTGTCGTCAGCAAAAGCAGCGATATCAATCATTGCTTGCTCTAACGATGTTTCGTTAAGGTCTGAAGCTGTTGCTAGCTCGTTTCTTTGGTTACCAGATGTAGTTGGGTGAGCTGAAGAAAACAACTCAACGCCATCACCACCTTTAAAGCTAGAGTTAAAGCCGTTGTTTAAAACGTTTGCTGCTTTAACTTGCTTAGTGTGTGCCATAGAACGTGCTAAAGCTTTAGTGTAACGAGTGCTGATTTTGTCATAAAGGTTATCCTCTACAGCTTCCTCAGTAATCGAAAACGCTAAGGCTACAGTTTCATGAGAGTAACGTGCTGTGAATGACTCAGTCGCATTGTCAAAGTTAACTGAAGTTCCTTCAGGTTTAACTGCCGCTGCGCCAAAACCTGATAGCATTACTTCTTCTTCAAAAGCTCTATCAGAGTTTTCTGTGTCAAAAATCTCAGCGTGTTGGTTCTCGTACGTTGCGTACTCTAGTCCGAATAATGCATTCAAACCAGGCTCTAGCTCTTTTGCTAGTTGTGATCTATTTATTGACATAATTCAGTCCTCCTTATACGCCAGTTGTGAGTTTATACACGTGCTCACCAGTGTTAAACACTACATAAGCATTTGCATTCGCAGAACTCGTATCACTGTTTTCAGGATCTTTAGAGATTCCAATTTGTTTGAAACCACCTGATGTACCAGAAGTATCAGTATCAATCTCTGACGTTGATCTTCCAGTCGTGGTGCTTCCACCAGTACCTGTAAAATCAAAGGCTGAATGATTCATAGCTGCTGTTCCAGTGCCATCATGTTGTGCTTCAAACACAATGTGCGGGTCTGCATATACGTAAGCAACAATATCAGAAGCGTTAGTGCTTGCTGGATAGTATGCAGCATACGTTGGTTTACTTGTTGTGGGATCAGTATAAAAACATCCACCGAAAACACCTAGTTGTTGAGTGTCACCAGCGGCCGCATCCTCTATACCTCCACCCGCTACTGCTTCTACAACTTGTCCGCTGTAAATAGCCGTACCGTAGTTAGCAGCGATCGTGTACTCTTCAGAAGTAATATCGCCACCAGTAAGATGCCTTGTAGGTCTAAACCCAAAGGCTGCGTCTTGGTTTGCCATAATTATAGTCCTCCTTAGACTAATAAATTATTAGTTACTAATCCAAAAATTTTAGCGAATGTTTTAGGTGTGAAATCTAATTTGATTTCTTGGCACCGCCAAAAGTTACTCTAGATTGCCTATTTGGATTATCGATAGGCATACTTGGGTGCTGCTCCCTTAGAAGGTTGTTATCAACAGCTTCCTGTTGATCTCTTGTCTGTTGAGAAAAATAAGCTTGTCTTTCCTCAACAATCTCTTCAGGTATCTTGGCTAGCAGTAATCCACCTACAGTGACCACGCCTTTCATTGTTCCATCTTCTACAGTAGGGGCTTCGAAGTCTCCAAGTTCTTCCAGTCTGACTGGTTCGTATCCCTCTCTCATTCGAGCAGACACGTTCTTTTTGTCTTCTGATCCCATGACTTCTGCACGGATCCAACGATATTTAAAGCCCGCTGGGGCTTGTGGCGCATCTAACCGAGATGGTGGTCGCCATGGCTG